CAAGTACCTAGTGCTGCATCACCATATGGTAAAGAGTGTAGATCTTGTTGGGTGCCATCTCCAGGTTATAAGTTAATAGGTATAGATGCTAGTGGACTTGAACTAAGAATGCTTGCTCATTATATGGGGGATGATGATTTTACACATGAAATACTCAACGGCGACATACACACAGCTAATCAAAACATTGCAGGACTTAAATCAAGAGATCAGGCTAAGACTTTCATATATGCCCTTATCTACGGAGCAGGAGACGGAAAGCTTGGGAGCGTGGTTGGAGGAAACAAAAGACATGGTAAAGAACTTAGAGAACGTTTCTTCGCTAATCTCCCTGCATTTGCAAATCTTAGAAACAAAGTATCGGGAGCGGCAGCAAGAGGATTCCTCAAAGGAATAGATGGTCGAAAGATCTACGTTAGGTCTGCTCACTCTGCTTTAAATACTTTGTTACAAAGTGCAGGAGCTATAGTAATGAAGGAGGCTTTAGATATATTCCTTAAGTATATACGAAGCGAATCACTCGCTCAATCTAGGAGTGAACGTGGTGGAGAAGTAATAGACATAGATGCACACGTTGTAGCAAATGTACATGATGAATGGCAAGTGGAGGTTAAAGAAGAAAAGAATTCACTAGATCTTGTAGGTTATTATGGGGTTCATTCTATAATAAAAGCAGGCAAGAATTTAAAACTCAACTGCCCCTTGGATGGCGAATATAAAATAGGAGATAATTGGAGTGAAACACATTAATTTTGACTTATTTAAAGATACGGAGCCGTACAAACTACATAGGAAAAATGACCCATTTACTAGTAAAGAAGCGGCTTACTTAGTACCTTCTGGAAAAATGCGACAACTCGTATTTACTCTAATAGAAGAGTCGGGAGAAAGGGGCATCACCGCGAAAGAAATAATGAGTAAACATCCGAGTATCAAGTATAGTTCAATTACTGCAAGACCTACTGAGCTAGAAAAACTCGGACTTATTTTTTATAAAGGCGATAAAAGAGACAGTGCGAGAGTTATAAGGCACATGAAATATAAGAGAGATGACGAATGAAACACACTGAATCACCTAGCCGTAAAGGAGACTTGGCAGAATATTATGCTGTTACTTGGTTATGGGACAATGGTTATGAAGTATTCCGAAATTCAGGATGCGATGGACCAGTTGATATAATTGCTATGGATAGTAAAGGAGAAATAATTTTAATAGATGTTAAAACTGCGATACAAGATAAACGTCATGATGACACATATACCAATCACAAAGGTAGAACAGATAAACAAGTAGAGCTTGGCGTTAAAATTCTATTGTTTGTACCTACCAGCAGAGAACTTAGATTTGTGGAGCACAAAGAATGAAAACATTAGATACACTAGTAGATGACATATACACTAGTCTTGAACCTCTTTCTAGAAATGAACCGCTAGATATTACTGACGAAGAAATAGAAAGAACTGGAGAGAATATAAAAGAAGCATTGCGTCAGTGGGCAAGGCCATCAGAGCGCAACACATCTTTCACCATTCGTATGTCTAATTTAGGGAGACCCCTACGACAATTATGGTTTGAAAAGAAAGACAACAATAAAACATCTCTAGATTCTTCTACTTTAATTAGGTTTTTGTATGGTCACATTCTAGAAGAAGTTGTTCTAATGCTTGCTAGATTATCTGGACACTCTGTTACTGATGAACAAAAAGAAGTTGCTGTTGATGGGATTAAAGGACATATAGATTGTAAGATTGACGGCGAAATAATAGATGTTAAGACGGCATCGCGAATGTCCTTTAATAAATTCAAGAGCGGTGGAGTTGCAGAAGATGATCCGTTTGGGTACATAGCACAATTAGCTTCTTATGAGGAGGCTGAGGGGACTGATGAAGGAGGCTTTTTAGTTATAGCAAAAGACTCTGGAGAGTTATGTTTATATCGCCCCGAATCATTAGATAAGCCTAATGTTAAATCAAGGATAAAGAAATTAAAAACTTCTCTCTCACTTGACAAGCCACCACCACTGTGCTATGCTCCCGTCAAAGAAGGCAAGAAAGGTAATATGAAATTGCCTCGACAATGTTCTTACTGTAATTATAAGTTTGAATGCCATAAAGATTCTAATGATGGAGAAGGTTTACGAACTTTTAATTATGCGAAAGGGCCGGTGTATTTTACTAAAGTTGTATCCGCTCCACGAGTAGAAGAAGTATGAATCAAAAGATTATGAAAGAAATAGAAAGGCATACTAAAAAACTCTTAGTAGAGTGGATACAATCATTGGTCCCTGAAGAAGAGGCCGATAAAATAGATACCAAAAATGTCCTCGAATTTATACCTAAACAAGTACACTATTACGCAAATCAACGAGTAAGCCTTAGTTCTTATTCCCCAAAGTGGATAAAAAAATATATTAAAATAATTAAAAAGAATAATAAAAATATTAATATTTCTGATATTACCTTAAAAGATATTATTAATCAACAAGTTGCAGCACCAACTGACCTTAGTGATGATGATGCGTGGGTGTTATAATGCCTAAGAAGGGGTATAGAAAACGTCGAGTGAAGCGGCCCATAGAGAAAGATCTTATTAAAGGATATGATTCAAACTGGGAATACACTTTACACCAAGGCCTACTTAAAGAATGGCAGCATCATGGTGACACTGTAGATTATATTGTTGAGCATAAATATCACCCTGACTTTATTAAAGAGATTGGGGGTAAGACAATATTACTAGAGTCCAAAGGAAGATTTTGGGACTACCAAGAATACAATAAATACGTATGGATAAAAAAGATTTTACCTGAGAGCATGGAACTTGTGTTCCTCTTTGCAGAACCTAATGCTCCTATGCCACAAGCAAAGAGGCGTAAGGATGGAACCAAAAGATCTCATGGAGAATGGGCATGGGCTAATGACTTTAGGTGGTTTTCTGAAGATAGCTTACCTAGTAATTGGGTAGATGAGACTTATCGTCAGAGCGAAGAATATTCAAGGAGAAAAGATGACTAGTATTAACGATGCGACTCCCGAAGAGTGGGATGCTATAGCTAATAAATTTGATAAGTATGAAACTGATGGAAAAGAATCTCGTGAAGCTAAACGCAGGATGAGACAAATTGAAAAGGTTAATGGGAAATTGGACACATATAATAATGTGAATCATCCATCCCACTACAATCAAGGTACGCTGGAATGCATAGATGCTATTGAGGCTATGCTCTCTGTTGAAGAATACATTGGGTATCTGCGTGGCAACTCCATGAAGTACCGATGGAGATTCCGATACAAGAATGGGCTTGAAGATCTAAACAAAGCACAGTGGTACGAGAAGAGACTTACGAAGTTTATGGAGGCTCATGATGTCTTGGGACAGAAAGACTGATAGAAAAAATCAGTATGCGAAACGAAAGAAAGCTAAGACGAACTCTAAAAATAAGAGGTATCGTAAGGGTCGAAAAGAAGAATTAAAATATCAAGAGGGTTTAAAAAATTATGATTAAAGAAGGGCCTCAAGAATATTTAGGTATAAAAATAAATTATGATTCTGATAAAAAACTTAGTGAATTTAGTCTTGAAACATTAAAAGATAGATATTTTTGGAAGGATGAAACACATGCTCAAGAAGCTTATGCAAGGGCCAGCGTTTTTGGTTCTACTTATAAAGGAATTACTGACTACGATCTTGCACAACGACTTTACGATTACGCAAATAATAACTGGTTCATGTTTAGCACTCCTATACTTAGTAACGGGGGAACCACTCGTGGCTTACCTATTAGCTGCTTCCTTAATTTTGTTCCTGATTCCCGCCGTGGTTTATCTGATCACTATGATGAGAACATTTGGTTGGCGAGCGCAGGTGGAGGGATCGGTGGATATTGGGGTGCTGTCAGGAGCAATGGTGTGGCTACTTCTAACCATAGCCGTTCTACTGGATCTATCCCATTCATGCATGTAGTAGACTCTCAGATGTTGGCCTTTAATCAAGGCGTCACAAGGAGAGGAAGCTATGCTGCATATATGGATATTAGTCATCCTGAAATAGAAGAATTCATAGGGATGCGTAAGTCTACAGGTGGAGATTTAAATCGTAAATGTTTAAACTTACACAATGCCGTGAATATAACTAATGAATTCTTGGAAGCAGTAACAGAAGATAAAGATTGGCGGCTCATAGATCCTAAAACTAATGAGGCTGCAAAAACAATTAATGCCAGGGATCTTTGGTGGCAACTCATACATACTAGGGCAGAGACAGGAGAACCTTATGTAATTAATATTGATTTGTGCAATGAGCTAATGCCAGAAGAACAAAAAAAATTAGGTCTACATATAAATCAAAGTAATCTATGTTCAGAAATAACATTAGCAACAAGCGAAGAAAGGACAGCAGTTTGCTGTTTATCAAGTGTGAATTTAGAATATTTCGATGAGTGGTCAAAGGATGAATTGTTTATTAAAGATTTAATAACAATGCTCGATAATGTTTTAGAGCATTTTATTGAGGACATTGTGGACACAGATAATTTAAAAGAATATAATGCAAATTTTAAGAGGTTTAAAAGTTATGTTAAAGAAGATAAAGAAGGTCTTGTCAAAGCCGCTTATTCAGCGTATCGAGAACGCTCAATTGGTCTTGGAGCGATGGGGTTTCACAGTTACTTACAGAGCCGTGGATTACCTTTTGAGTCGGTATTCGCCGCGAGTTTCAATCACAGAGCTTTCTCAACCATCAAAGACAAGGCCAACGAAGCAACTCTCGCATTGGGCGAAGATAGGGGTGAAGCTCCTGATATGGCTGGCAGCGGTAGGCGCAATGCTCACCTATTGGCTGTTGCTCCTAATGCTTCTTCTTCCATTATATGTGGCGGAACGTCTCCTTCTATTGAGCCAACGAGGGCGAACGTATTTACGCACAAAACATTAAGCGGGTCGTATAAAGTAAAGAATAAATTCTTAGAGAAATTATTAAGATCTAAGAAAATGAATACAGAAGAAGTGTGGAAAGATATTGTGGCACATGATGGATCAGTCCAGCACTTGGAAGAGCTTACAGAAGAAGAAAAAGAACTCTTCAAGACTGCACCAGAGATCAATCAGATTTGGATTATTGAACACGCATACAATCGTCAGCAATATATATGTCAGAGCCAGAGTGTAAACCTTTTCTTTGTGCCGCCTAAAACTTCAGAGTCTCAAGAAATACACAATGACTATTTGCAATATGTGCACGATGTACATTGGGCAGGGGCAACCAAATTAAAGTCTATGTATTACTTACGATCAGACGCAGTAAGGGGTGCAGAGAATGTGAATATACGAATACCTAGAATTAATCTAGAAGATTTGGAGTGTTTAAGTTGTGAAGGATAGAATAAAAAAGTGGGCAAGGGTAGTTGAAGACTATGAACTTCAACAGGAGGATAGGCGTATTGAATTAAGAATGTACAAAGTCCGTTGGATATGGTATCATACGGTACTCGGTATAGAACTAGCTGCTGTATTTGTAGTTCTGTTAGGTATATATTTTAAATTGTAGAGGTGAGAATGAAATACAAAGCTTTAGAATATCGTTATAAAGGAGAGGTAGCTGTGGCTAAAGCAGAGCTTTCTAATTTTTTTGAAAACTCTGTAGGCGTTGGCGATCACCCACACATTATAGATTCTATGGATGAACTAGTGGGTAAGATAGCACAAGCAGAAGAAAAACTGACGGCCCTCGAATACTTTGTGCGGTACAGAGATGACATCGAGTAAAGTCCAGATACATACGCTCCCCTCCGTCTTAATGTTTGAGACGGAACTACCTGAGAAGATGGTTATCACTTTGAATTATTATTTAAATAAACTTCTCAAGGATAAAGAAAGACCTTCTCATGCTGGTACGCTAGTTGGACAGATTCATCGAGGTGAGCAGCTTACAATGGATCATGAGGCTGAAGAGCTTCAGGAGTTTAGGCAGCTTATTTGTAACATGGGGGCTGACTACATTAATAACTTTAGTCAGATAACGGGTGCAACTCCAAGACCTAAGATGGTAGATATTGATGAGTTGTGGTCTGTGCATTCATATGAGGGCGACTACAATCCAATACATGACCACGGCACTAAGACTATTATGGGCATCAGTTGTACTTGTTGGACGAAGGTGCCCAAGCAGATAGGTCAGAAGGGAGAGGTAGCACACAACAGCGAGTATACCTTGTATGGCGACTCAGGAGCCTGTGACGGCTTCTTAGCGTTTAACTATGGACGTAATGAGATATTAAATGTAGAGCGATTGAGGCCACCACAGTCTGCTTCAATACAGCCAAAGGTCGGAAGACTATTAATGTTTCCTAGTTGGTTACAACATATGGTCTATCCTTTCTTTGGAAAAGGAGAGAGAAGAACAGTAGCAGCCAATTTAAATTGTTGGGATAGAGAAGAATGAGCCTAGAACTAACTTATAAAATGTTAACTTTACCTGCTGTATTTTTAATGGAAGCACAGTTTCCCAAAGAACTTATTGCTGCCTTAAATAAATATTTAGATAACTTACTTACAGATAAAGATCGTAAAACTGCTGCTTCTACATTAGTAGGGCAGATTCACGGAGGTGAACAGTTAAGTATTGATCACGAGTGTGAAGAGTTACAGGAAGTAAGGGCAGGTCTTTGCAGTATTGCTGCTAAATATGTAGCAGACTTTTTAGGCATGACAGGACAAACACTGGCCGGTGATCGACAAATAGATATAGATCATCTGTGGTCAGTTCATAGTTACGCAGGAGATTATAATCCACTCCATGATCACGGAACTAAGACAGCTATGGGAGTCAGTTGTACTACTTGGACTAAAATTCCAGAACAAATCTCTAAATTAGCTGATCCATCTGAAGGAGAGTTTAGTTATTTTAATGCTTCAGGTTGTTCAGATGGATTCTTAGAGTTTTCTTATGGCAGAAACTCGACAAGAGATAAAGAAATATTAAAACCTACACAAGCTTCTGTATGTAAGCCAAAAGTAGGAACAATATATTTCTTTCCTTCTTGGTTACAACATGTAGTTTATCCTTTTAGAGGTGAAGGAGAACGACGGACTGTAGCCGCAAACTTTAACTGCTTTCCTGTGGAGAACAATGAATGAGTTTATTAGATACTAGAAGCTATTACAAACCATTCGATCACCCTTGGATGTTCGATTATTACGTGCAACAAAACCAGATGCACTGGTTCCCTGAAGATGTTCCGCTGCACACAGACGTTAAAGATTGGGCAGAACTAGAAGACTACGAGAAGAATTTATTGACACAGATATTTAGGCTATTCACACAATCAGATGTGGATGTTGGTTCGGGGTATGTGGATAAATATATGCGCGTATTCAAAAAGCCAGAAGCCCGAATGATGATGGCTTCATTTGCAAACATGGAATCTATTCATCAACATGCGTACAGTCTTTTGTTAGATACTGTTGGAATGCCAGAGAGCGAATATAAATCTTTTTCAGAATACGAAGAGATGTTAAAGAAACATGAGTATATAAATAATTTTAAAGTTGCTGTTTCTAATAAGCAATCTATTGCTAAAGCTTTGGCAGTTTATTCAGCATTTACAGAGGGTTTACAATTATTTAGTAGCTTTGTTATTCTCTTAAACTTCCCCAGGTTTGGGCGCATGAAAGGCATGGGCCAGATTATTACTTATAGTATACGAGACGAATCTTTACATGTTGAAGCAATGACTCAACTCTTTAGAGAGTTTATGCACGAGAATATAGATTTGTGGGATGACAAACTTAAAAAAGAAATTTATCAAACCTGCCGAGATATGGTACACTTAGAAGATAAGTTCCTTGATCTTGTCTTTGAAATGGGAGACATTCAAGGGCTAACAAAAAAAGAAATGTATGAATATATTAGATACATTGCTGACAGGCGCTTGCTCCAACTAGGATTAAAGCCTAACTATGGCGTTAAACATAACCCCCTTTCTTGGTTAGATGATGTATTAGGAGTTGAACATCAGAATTTCTTTGAAGGAAGGGCCACCGCCTATATGAAGGCTGGCCTTCGAGGTAATCAAGAAGGAATACATTTTGCGGAGATAGTATGAAAGAAGGAAATATATTATCATTTAAAATACTAATTGACAGTAGCGGGAATCTCGTCACAGAACTTAGTGGGCTACCAGAACGTGAAGCACATAAAGTTTTTAAGGGAGAGGACTTAATTTTAATAAGAAAAATAATTAGAGAGGGACTAGTTAAATTGGATAAACTACATGATTATTTAGAAAATGAATTGGATGCGCTTAAATAATGGGAAAGGAATTTTTTGATTGGTGCGTTTTAGTTTTAGAATATGGAGGAGAACTGACTGGCTTGGGGTATGTGTGGCTAAACATATTAATATTTGTAATTGGTCAGCCCCTCTTGATTTTATTTTTTATGATACTATGGTTACGCGAAAAAAGGAGATTTAAATGTCACAAGATGACAAACGAACGATTCTTAAAATAATATTTATGTCGATTCTTGGAGCACTTTTATTAATTTATGGCGTGGAGGCAACATGATGTCAGACCTAGAATTTCCATTTGCACAAGCCAGTGAAGAAGAAATCATTATGAAAACAAATAGTGATGTAATAACTTCTCTAGCCGATGCACTTGCTAATGTAGAAACAGGTGAGGATTCTGGAATACTTTTAGCACACATACAGAAACATGCCGATTTAGTTCTAGCTTATTCAGAAAAACTTATACAAGCTAAACGAATGGATATAAGATCCGTAAGATGATTACTGAGATAGTCAATCAACTCGAAAGAGTACTAGAGTATGTAGAAAATCTAGAGAGGCGTGTGGTTGTTCTTGAAGAAGAGTGTCTTAGTGAAGATAGGTTTGCTACTGTGAATGGCGGGGAGCATAAGTTGCGCGATATAAAGAAGAGGCTTGATGATAAGTCCGTACCGCCTAAAGGCATAAGTTATTTAAAACAAGATGCATAACCTATTCATTGTTCACCCACTCCCTTTTGTAAAATATACCTAATAACCACCACATGTAGAGATCCTTGTACTCATTGAGACTGAGCTTTGTTGACAATGCATCATTGTTCTCATCACAGTAATCAAGCCACATACGATTACAAAAGCTATCAAAATTCCTCATTGCTTCTTCTTCTTATTCATTATTCCTATAACGGATCGCACTCCAAAGGATGCTGCGACAATAACAGATAAAGTATACTGGTAGAAATCAGGCATAGTTTCTAAAACTGCAAAGCCATCTCGAACATAAGGAACCATTGATGGGATGAAGCACAAGATAAGAGGGATACTAAAGAGTAGTGTGAGCCACTCATCTTTCCAGCTTTGACCGCTATTACGTGCCATCGCAGCCTCCCAATCAGCAGCGCTCTCAGCCTGCTTAATCAGTACTGTGGCTTCAGCTTCAGCCTTCGCCTTAGTCTTTGCTACACGGCCTTCTAGCCACGTTCCTGCAAGCTTAGTTATCGAATTTATTATTGGGATCATCTAGCATCCTATGTATATCTTCTATCTGCTGTTGATACAATGCGGTTTGCTGCTCCTCAAACATGGCTCGGAAATCTTGTAAGCTTATAAAGGGAACATTATTTTTACCCTGATGTTTAGCATATATACGATAAACTGTATCTAATATTTCATCTGTATATAATAAAGTTACTTCATTTTCCATTTTAGTTTACCTTAGATTTTGCATATTCTCGACACCATTCTTCAGGAGAGGGGCCAGTACCCCCCATCTCCATCCATATAACATAAGTGGTGTAATCTGTTAGCGGGTAGTCCGGTTGCATTCTCCAAAAGATATCTTCTAAGCAGCCCATCTCAAGCTTCTTGATTGTTTCTCTTCTTGCGGTCTCAATAGGATCGTTGGGTGTAGAAGCGCATCCTAATAGTAAAATTAGTAGCAGACTATTTTGTACGAATCCTCTCATTTTCTATAAGATCAATAATCATTCGAGTCATCTCTAATTCTTTTTCGACAATCTCTGCTTTTAGTTTTAACTGCGCTAATTCGTTATGATAATATTCTAGCTCCTCTTCTTTACGCTGCTTCTGTTTAAGTAGCTCCGTAATTAATATAATTTGAGTTTCAATAACTCCACACCGTAGGTCTTGGGCGGTCTTCTGAATTACCTATCTTGTCAAGATGTATAAATCTTGTTGAATGATCACCCTTCTGTGAGATCCCAATACCTGAAAAACCTGCTCGTAGGGCTGCGTCTAAGAGCCTGTGAGCGTTGTTACCATACACCTGTATATCGATAGCCATCCCTGTTGTGTGCGCTCCAGGCGACTCTTTAGGAGCTTCTATGGGGTGATCTGGGCAGCGATACCCGCTAGTCACTACAAACGGAAAGCCAAGAAGCTCTCGTAAGACTATGATATGTTCCATAAAATGTGGTTGCATTCTTTCGTCACCACAGTGAGAACACCTGAGTTCGTAATCTTCAAAATATTTATACATTTAATTTGCCTAAGTTAATTAAAACTGGGCTTCCCTCACCTTCATGGCTTCCAAAATGTTTAGCGAAGGCCCTTCCTTGTGCGTATAAACTAGCTCCAGCACCCTTGACTGCTGCTAAATAATCAATTAAGTTTCCATCTACAGCATTATTAAAATTATATTGATCCACAATAATAGTTTCACCCTTATCATTTGTAGTTATTGTTGCTTGCCCTAAAAGAGTTTTCATTGAATAAGCAGGATCTCCCAGTTTCGTTAATGGCGCAAGGGCAGAAGAAGGCCCACCACCTACATCACCGTACTTTGTACCTGTAGCATAATCTTCATATTCTATGAAAGGAGATCCTCTTTTTATTGCTCTAACGACTGTCTCTCTCAACGAACTAAGTTCTTTCTTTTTTAAGGTGTCTTCTGTAATAACATCCTCTCCCCCAAAAACATCATAAAATAATTGTCTGATATTTGTAGGAAGTAGTGGTTCGCTCCTATCTTTATGACGAGATAAAATAGCTTCTGTCCTCTCCCTATTTGGCGCGAACTCACGACGAGATGCTAGCTGGACTTCAGGTGACGCGAAACCATGACGTTTTTCCCACGATGTTTCATCTTCCTCTCTTGGCCTTACGTCAAGTAACGATCCTTTAGTGCCCCTCCCAGTTGGCCTTGGTTCCCTAGAATCCAGTAAGCTTGGTTCCTTATCCTTATAATGCTTTTCGTATGTTTCAGATGCCTTCCAATTTCTTACTGCCTCTGGATCAGCATCTTCCTTACGAACAGAACCAGTGCCGACGCGAGTTAGATAGTGGGAACCGCTCTCAGTTTCTCCCACAATTGCTGTATCTTCTCTCGGGGGCGGAGGTTTCTGTTCTTCTTTTCTTGTTGGTTTTTCTTTTGGAGCAGCCGCATATTTTTGAGCAGCCTCTTCAAAGGCAGCTTGACGAGCAGCTTGTTGTGGAGGAATAGTAACCTCTTTTTTCTTTTGAGGTTGAATTGGTATAACTAATGAACCTCCTGCCCGAATGCGGTCTGGATCTTCTATACCATTAAGTTGCGCCAGAGCTTCAACTGTCGTATTATTATTTAGAGCAATCTTACTAAGAGTATCTCCCCACTGTATTTCGTAACTATCGTGATCTTTGTCAGTTTCTTGAACACCTACAATCCCTCTTTCGTAAAACATTATGCTACTCTCCTTTTAAGTGCATTTAAAACAATCCCACCCGAAATTTTATTCTGTCTAGGATCTTTTGGATCATACTTCTGCGCCCACGTACTCTTAAATTGATTGGCCCGGAATAAAATATAAGAGAAATCTTCTTCGCCTGCGAATCTTCCTTCACCAGTATTTTTATATTTGATGCTATCAAATCCAAGAGACTCTAAGAATTTTTTTAACCTAATATTAAAGTCTGCTTCGTGAAGTTCTGTTTTGAAAGCTGACGGTGGATTTGAATAAAA